GGAGGGCCGAAAATTGGCTATTACTTATCCCGCTGGTCCGCCCACTTTCTCTGCGGACACTGCAACGATCAACCGGTTCCTGAACAGCCCCACGGCTGTGGCGACTCGGGTGAATGAGATTGCGAATCAGCGTTTCATCTCCGACTTCATTCTGACTTCCCGCCAGGATGTATCGGGCGGCGCGATCGTGTTCGATCAGGATGACCCGCTTTACACTGATCGTCCGGTTGAGGCGATTTCGCCTGGCGCTGAGTACCCGCTGGCTGGTATCGGTTCGGGTACCCCGCAGGCTGTTCGGGTCACCAAGTGGGGCCAGGACGTGCCGATCACGGATGAGAAGATCAAGCGGTCGAACTTCTCCCCGGTTGAGAAGGCGTTCAACACGATTGTCAATCAGATTGTGAAGACAATTGACTCGTTGTCTTTGTCGTTGGTTGCTTCTCAGGTCACGGCCACTCAGGCAGCCGCATCCACTTGGAGCGGTGTTGATCCTAAGATTCTGCGTGACATCATGCTCGCGAAGGCGAAGGTCACCGGCCTGAATAAGGGTTACGACCCTGACGTGATCGTTGTCGATGATGCTACGTGGGCGATCCTCGCATCTGACGACAAGCTGTCTACCCTGATGGCCCGCGAGGACAAGGGTAACGCTGTTTACTCGGGCGAATTCCGCACAATTGCGGGTCTGACGATTCTCCCGACCCCGAACCTGCCCGCTGCTGGCGCTTGGATCATTGACACCAACGCTCTTGGTGGTATCGGCGACGAGAAACTGGGTGAAGGTTATGCCGGTGACATCGTTGAGACAAAGTCGATTCGTGACGAGGACAACGACCAGTGGCGTGTTCGTGGCCGGCGTGTGTGCGTTCCGTATGTGAATGAGCCTGGTGCTGCTATCAAGATCACCGGAATCTGAGGGGTTTGAGTATGTCCTACGTTGTTGTTGCGCCCCTTGTCGGGGTGAATGGTGCTGATGGAAAGCTGAAGTACCTGTATCAGGATGCGGTTGTGCCGCTTGATGTGTCGGAAGCGGATGTTGCGCGACTCGCTGCGGGTGGCCTGATCGAGAAGGTCGAGACCAAAACCGTTGAGCCTGAGACGGTCGCGGTCGAGAAGGTTGAGCCTGTCGTGAAGGCAACTCCTGCAAAGGCAGCCCCAAAGAAGCCCGCAGGGGCGTCGAGTGACGGCACCGCTTAGCCCGCTCATCACAGTTGAAGACGTTCAGTTTCGTCTAGGGGAGACCTTCGATGATGCTGAACGCCTTCAGGTTGAGTCGTTGATCGACTTCGCGTCGGCTCGACTGCGTGCGTATCCGCTGGACATCGACACCCGTATCGCGCAGGGCTCTTTGAGTCCTGCGCTCGTAACGGGTGTCCTGGTCACTGCGGTGGCCCGCGCTGTAGATGCTATGCGAGTGGGGTTGCGGGTCCGCTCGGAACAGTACCCGGAGATCAGCACCACGTATGTGGATGTCGATCCGTCGCTGATCTTCTTCTCCGCTGATGATTTGGCTGTGCTCGATCCAGCGGTGGGAGTTCAATTTGGTGGCGCTTTCACGATTGTGCCGGGCTGATGCGGCGGCTACCTGAACCGTGGGTGCTGTTGCGCGACAACCCGCCCACGCTCGATCCGTCCACCGGAAATCGGCGTCCGAGCGCCCCTACCGAGGTCCCGTGGACAGGTTTGCTGCAGCAGCGGCAGTTGGCGTCATCGTCTGTTGATGCCGGCAACGTGGAGTTCGTGGACGGCCATGTGGTGAGTTCTTATGTGCTGCTGCTTGATCCGGGCCTCAATCCGCACCCTGTGCCGCGTGACAAGTTCCGCGGCCCTGACGGGACTGTGTTCACGGTTGTCGGCCGCCCTCGGGTCAGACGTCCGGTTCGTGGGTCACGCAGGCCTGCATACATTTCCGCGATTGTGCGGAGTTCAACTGATTACCAGGAGTGACTATGGCGATTGTTTCCTATACCGACGAGGACGGTGTGCATTTCACCGATGAAGACTCGAAGACATACGAAAAGCATCTGAAGTCCG